GCGGGCGTACGCGGCAGCCGATCCTGAGAGCGGCGGTCCGGTCGTGTCGCAGAAAGAGGCGATGGAGTCGGCCGAGGTCGCTCTGCTCGCCGAGTACGCAGAAGAGGGCAAGGAGCGAAAGCTCGGGCGCTCGGATCGCGGCAAGATCTACCAACTCGCCAAGAAGATGCACCCCGAAGCCTTTGGTATCAAGGTCAAGGGCTGAACACACTCACCGCTGGCCTCGGCCGGCAGGTAGGACGCACGACCCCGCGATCCCCTACCGCTCAATCAACGCTGCCTCGGGGCCGGGCTGCTGACACAGAGAAAAGGAAAAGAACACCATGAGTACAGCTCACACCGGTCTTCAAAGCCAGCACTCCTTCAAGATCAGCTTCAAAGCTGAGGCAGCCGTTACCAAGTATCAGGCTGTCATTGCAGGGACTGACGAAGACGAAGTTACCAACCCCGGAGGCGCTAACGTCGCCGCTGTTGGTCTTACCAACGAGGCCGCGGCCATCAACGGAGACGTTGAGGTCATTTGCTTCGGACCTGCCAAGGCAATCGCCGCGGCAGCCATCGCACGAGGCGACCTGCTCGCCATTGCCGGAACGACCGGCAAGCTCACGCCTCTCACCGTCGGTGAAACGACTGGTGGGAACGCCCTGGTTGCTCGCGCGCTCAGCGCCGCGGGAGCTGATGGAGATGAAGTCTCTGTCTGGGTCCTTCAAAACTCTTTGAGCATCGTCTGAAGGAATCACCATGCCTACACCAAACGAACTCCACACCGATGCGGCTCTTTCCGCATTCCTGACCAGCTACACCAACGGCGCTTTCTTCGCCGATCAGGTGATGCCGGTCGTCAACGTCGACAAGCTCTCGAACACGTACACCAAGTACCTGCTCAAGGACATGATCACGACTCAGGATGATCGCATCTCGCCCACTGGCGAAGCGAACCAAGCCAACTATGACGTCGCCGCGGGCAGTTACAGCTGCACCTCGCGCGCCCTCATGGGACTCGTGAGCGCCGACGAGATCGCCAACGCGGACGATCCTCAGAAGCCGTTCGAACACCGGCTCTCGATCATCATGAACAAGCTCTTGCTCGCTCGTGAGATTCGTGTCGCCGACCTGCTCATGACGGCGGGTAACTACGCCTTCACGGCGAACGGCTCCGACTGGACCGCTACCAGCGGCACCATCCTCGAAGACGTGCACGCCGGCCTTGAGGCCATGACTCCTTCCATGACCTCCGAGAACAAGCTGGTTGGCGTTTGCGGTCTCGAAATGGGCAACGCGCTCCGGCGCTCTGCCGACCTTCGAGGCTCCGGCTCCGAGGATCGAACCGTCGAGATGGCGAAGATCGCGAACACTCTTGGGCTGAACGAGATCTTCGTCTCTTCGGCAATCAAGAACACGGCCAACAGCGGCCAGGCCGTGAGCAGCTCGCGCGTCTGGGGTGTCGACACTTTCGCCATCCTCTCCGTCCCTGTTGGCGAGCCGACTTCGGAAGCCGGTCTCTTCGCTGCCACGTTCCGCTTCGGTGGTGACGTTGCGGTGCGTCGCTGGGATGAGCCTCGCAAGGGTCCGAACGGCAGCGAAGCCGTTCAGGCGACCATTCAGGATGACGAGCAAGTCGTCCAGAATGACATGGGCTACCTCCTCACGGGCCTGGCAGCATAATGAAGAAGGTGCGCATCCAGATCATCGCGTCCTGTATCCTTGAGAGGAAGGTTCGCGATGTTGGGTGTCTGTGTCTCGTTGATGACTCGCCGGCAACTCGGCGAGCCATCAAACGAGGATGGGCCTCTCTTCCAAGCAAGAGGTCACGCAAGGGGTCAGCGACTCCCGAAAAGACTGAGAGCAGCGAGCCTTCGGGCGAGCCAGCCAAGACGCACGAAGACGCGCCTAAGAGCGACAAGCTCGAAGGTGCACCGGAGGGCGACAAGCCCTCAAGCGCGCGCGCAAGCGCGCAAACGATCGACGCTCAGGGCTTGGCCTGAGTTTCTCTCCCGGTGGGGGTGGCTTCGGCCTTCCCCACCACTAAGCGGCGACGGGGTTGGCCCCCATGCACACCAAGAAACGCTGGTTCGAATCCAGCTCGCCGCACCATTGAAAGACGACCATGGCCCTCTCCTACGTTGACTCAGACGACTTCGACTCACAAGTGGACTCGAGACAGCGCCTTGCGTTGTTTGACGACACAGACGAGGGCGACGGTTCAAACTACAACGCAGCGCTCTTCACGCGAGCTTGCGAGCTTGCGTCAAGCAAGGCTCTCGCGGCCTGCATGCAAGCCGGCTACAAACCGGCCGAAGCCACGACTGACGACATGGTGAAGAACGTAGCGCTCGCTTTCTTGATCTACTCGGCCTACGGCCGGAAGCAGCGAGTCGTCCCGGAAGCCGTCGCGATGTTCTATGCCTCGCTCCCCGAAGCCGTGCGCACGGGCGACCTGCCACTCACCTCCGAGTCGATTTCCAACGTGGTTGAAGCCTTGGGCGGCGTCGACTTCACCGACACGAGCGACACCTCAGACGTGTCAACCGGCAGCGTGACAATCACACGAGACCCGGTCATGCGTAACCTCGCCAACAAGATGTGAATGGCGTTTGCGATTGAGATGAAGGCCGGGAGCATCCCAAGCCTCCGCAAGAAAATCGCCGAGATGCGCGGACGCGTTGAGCTTCTCGATCCGATACTGAAGCAGAGGGCCGCACTACTCGCAACGCTGATTGATGATTCGTTCCAGAAGGGACGGTCGCCGACTGGTGAGGCTTGGGCCCCCCTCGCCGCTTCGACCATCGACTCTCGCCGCAAGGGGTCCAGCACGCCACTTGTAGACACCGGTATGCTCAGAATGTCATCGCACGCTGGCGCTGAGGGGCAGAAGATTGTCTTTGGCGTGTCGGGCGCGGCGAGCCGCTATGGCGTCTTCCACGTGAGTGGAACGAGCAACATGCCACGGCGCTCATTCTTGCCTATGGACTCAGAAGGCAACCCTGACTTCAGCGAGGGTCCAGCAGCCGACTGGCTCGAGAAAACCAACAACCAAGTGATCGCGTTCATCCTACACGGCAAGAACACTCAATGACCATACCATCGCTCGCCATTCTCACTCGCATCCGCGAAGTGATCGAAGACGGCGCGGGCTCTGTGCGCACCGTCACGGCCAGCACGTTTGGTCCGGCGACGCACGAGGCGCTCTCAGCTCTTCAAGACTCTCTGGGCGCAATCGGACAGCCGCAGGCAGAGGCGCGCATCACAGGGCAGCGTAGACACCCTAGCAGCCCACCTAGACAGGGAACGTTCACGCTGACCGAGGTCGATGTTCAAGTTCGCATCGTTCGAGGCTTCGACGGGTACCGTGACCTCAATGCTGATAGCCGGACTGCGCTGTGGGCGCTCGCAAGCTCGCAAGCATTCGACGTTGGCGAGGCGCTCGGCTGGCCGGGCAACCTGCCCGCCGCTACCACAGGGCTCGTCTCGGGGCATTTGATTGACGGCGAGGTAGCCGTTCCGTCCATCGAGTTCATCAACGGCCAGTCGGGCCGACTCGTTACCACGCATAAGTTCACCGGCGTTGTCCGGGTCACCACCCCCATCGCCTAAAGGGCCACCTGAATCATGACCATCGAAACCAAAATCCTCCAGCGCATGGCGTTCACCGAAGAAGCGGACGGAGCGTTCGCGACCGATGTCACGGCCTCGGCGACTTTTCTTGATATGCCGTTCCAAGAGGGCACCGCGAACGTGGCGCTCAACAAGCCCGAGCTAGACCCACTGGTCGCTCAGCAGCGCAAGGACTCGCGCAACCAGGTTATCTTTGGCCCGAAAGCAGCCGAGCTCAGCTTCAGCGTCCCCCTCGGAGCGACAGGCGCCGCGGCTGGTGACGGGGTGGCCAGCCCAGCACACACCGCCAGCGCGTTGCTCGCTTTCTTGAAAACCATCTACGGTGGCGTCAACGGACCAAACACCGGTGACACCGTTGCGAGTGCGGCAGCGGCCTACACTATCACGCCGACTACCACGACCCTGTTTGACGGCGGCGAGGTCGTTGGCTGGGTGAACGCAAGTGGACGGCTCGAGGCGCGGTCGCTTGTGCAAGGCTCGGCGACCATGACCCTCCGCGACCAGCTCAGCGCGACGCCGAGCGGCTCTGATGTTCTCTATGCCGGCACGACCATTCACCCAATCGAGAATCCGCTCACGTCCATACAGATGATCGTCGAAGGCGCCGAGCAAGACGACCGCTGGCTCTTGTCCGGCGGGCAGGTCACATCAGCGCCAACTCTCTCCGTCGCACTCGGCGCGATCCCGACGCTGAGCTTCACGGTCACGTTCGCTCAGTGGGCGCAAGAGCCGACCGCTGCCATCACCGTCGCCAGCT